CAGCGTGCACGGGATCTTGGAGGCGCACCTGCTGCACGTTGCTGGTGTTGGTGAGCCTGTTGCTGTTGATGATCGATGGGTGCCGTGGGCGGAGTCGTTGACGACGCACTGGCTGTGGCGCGGGTGCACGGTGCTGGCCGTGGAATACATGCTCTGCGATCCGGTGCGGCGGGTTGGCGGGATGTTCGACTTTCTTGTGCGCACCGCTGATGGGCTGACGATCCTTGGCGATCTGAAGACGGTGCGGACTGCTGCGGCGCTGAAGAGCAGGAAGCCGGCTGCAGCGCAGCTGGGTTGCTATGCGTCTGCATTGGGCATCTGGTGGCCGGAGCTGACGGTTGATCGCTGCGTGACGCTGGTATCAGCACCGGGTGAGTGTGAGGTGAAACCACAGGACACGGCGACGTGTGTGGCGGCATGGGAGGAGGCGTGGGAGCGCCACCAGGCGGCCGAGCTGGCGAGGGGGTTCTGATGCGTGTCTTGGTTGCCTGCGAATACAGCGGCCGGGTGCGCGATGCCTTTCGCCGCCGCGGCCATGACGCTATGAGCTGCGATCTGCTACCCACAGAAGTACCCGGCCCTCATTACGAGGGGCCTGTTGAGGAAGTGCTGTACGACGGCTGGGATCTGATGGTGGCCCACCCGCCTTGCACGCATCTGGCCGTGAGCGGCAGCAGGCATTTCCCAGAGAAGATCGCCGATGGCCGGCAGCAGGCCGAGGCGCTCGATTTTGTGCGCCTGCTGATGGCAGCGCCAATCCCTCGCTGGTGCATCGAGAACCCGGTGAGCGTAATCAGCTCAGCGATTGCCCGCCCCCAGCAGATCATTCAGCCGTGGCAGTACGGGCATGGTGAAACCAAAGCGACGTGCTTGTGGCTGAAGAACTTGCCCAAGCTGCAGCCGACTGATGTTGTGGAGGGCCGCGAGCCGAAGGTGTGGATGATGACCGGGAAGGATCGATGGAAGAATCGCAGCCGCACCTATGCGGGCATTGCGGAGGCCATGGGTGACCAATGGGGCGGGCGTGAGCTGCCTGTGGTTGCTGAGCAGCTGGAGCTGATCTGATGCCACAACCGGACTGGACAGCGATCTTCACTGTGCGCGATGACCTGACGCCACCCGGCTACGCCGAGACGGTGATCGATATGCACGAGCACCCGAGCGAACAGGCCAGGCAACGGCGACGCGATCGCAGTAAAGGAAGACCGGCGCACTGGACGAGCCTGAAACATGGTGCGGACTGACCACTTGCGTTTCTGCCAGTGGTATGCCATACTTTCTCCAGTCAGCGGGACGGTCCCGCACACTCACAATATGAACTCATCAACTTCACCTACCGCTTACACACTGCCCAACGGACAGGTCGTAACCGGCTTCGCACGCGCTGTCGCCGTAGCACTGCCTAACGGCAAGACGGTTTTGCGCTGGACTACTCACAGTTGCACCCACGCCGTCTGTTTTGACGACGACGTACTGAGCCTCTGCGAATCTGAACAGCAGGCTCAAAAGCGAATCAATAAGATCGCCTGTCCCGAAATCCGGGCAACGCTGCAGATCGTCGTTGTTGACAGCTGACTGCTGACGCGGCCCGCCAGAGCCGCACCCAATCTGGCGTCCACATTCAGCACTCAGACCATGGCCACCCTCACCTGCATCACCGCCACGCTGCTGGCACTGCTCACGATCCCGCTGGTGGTGATCCTCTGGGCGACTGAGAGCCCGCAGCAGCGGGCACGCCGCTGGCATCGCTCTGGCCAGTCTTACCGGACCATCGGCCAGCGCCTTGGCATCAGCCACACAACCGCACGCCGTTGGTGTGTCGCCTGAAATGGACTATCACGACTTCATCGCTTCAAAGGCCAACACCTCAAACTCATCTGGTTTCGATCTTCAAAACAACTGGGATCTGTTCGCCCATCAGTTCGCCACGCTTCAATTCGCCTGCCAGAAAGGCCGTTCAGCTGCGTTTCTGGATACTGGTCTTGGCAAGTCTCGCGTTGAAGCTGCTGCAGCTGCTGAATTCAGCCAGGCCAGCAGCAAACCATCGCTAATCCTCACGCCGCTTGCCGTCGCTAGGCAAATGAAGCGCGAATGCGAGGCCATTGGCATCGAAGCCACCATCGTGCGTGAACAGTCCGATGTTCGGCCTGGCGTCAATATCGCCAATTACGAACGGCTACCCAAGCTCGACACCTCAGTGTTTGGCGGGGTCGTCCTCGATGAGAGCAGCATCCTCAAAGCATTCACTGGCCCAACAAAACGGATGCTTTGCGAGGCCTTTGCAGATGTGCCCTACCGGCTCGCTGCAACGGCCACACCAGCACCGAACGACCATATGGAGCTCGGGCAACATGCCGAGTTCCTTGGCGTCATGCCTGGCCCTGAGATGCTCTCGCGCTGGTTTATCAGCGATCAGACCACGATGGGCGGCTACCGCCTCAAGGGTCACGCTCAGAATGACTTCTGGCGCTGGGTAGCGAGCTGGGCACGTGCTGCCACCTTGCCGTCAGATCTCGGTGGTGATGACGCCGGGTTTGTTCTGCCACCCCTGGACTATCGAATTCACACCGTTGCGGCTGACATCACTCAAGAGGTGCCAGACGGGATGCTGTTCAGGATCCCCGATGGCAGCGCCACCACCATGCACCGTGAAAAGCGCCTCACGATGGATGAACGCGTGGCCTGCGCTGCAGAGCTCGCCAATGCAGCTGATGGGCCTGTGATCGTTTGGTGTGAAACCAACAGCGAATCAGCGGCACTGGCTGCAGCCATACCGGACGCCATCGAGGTGCATGGCTCAATGAGCCCTGACGTGAAGGTGGCCGCGTTGGATGCCTTCACTTTTGGCGAGCGTCGCGTGATCGTGAGCAAACCGAAGCTGGCCGGCCTTGGGCTGAACTGGCAGCACGCCAACACCGTCATCTTTGCCAGCGTCAGTCACAGCTACGAACAGCACTACCAGGCAGTACGCCGCGCTTGGCGCTTCGGTCAGACGAAGCCCGTCACCTGCCACGTCATCATCAGCGACACAGAGGCCAGCATCTGGAGCAATGTCCAGCGCAAGGCCGACGATCACCAACGCATGAAACGCGCCATGGCCAAGTCCATGCTGCGTTCACAGCAAGAGGCAATCTTGCGCCGCGCTTACCTGCGTACTGCTGTCGTCACTCTTCCTGACTTCCTCCAATGAAACCTGACTATCAAGGCAGCAACTGGGCGATCTATAACGCGGACTGCGTTGAGCTGTTGATGGGTCTGCCTGACAACAGCATTGACTGCGCCGTGTTTAGCTCACCGTTTTCGTCCCTGTACATCTACAGCGACTCCGAGCGCGACATGGGCAACAGCGCCTCACATGACGAGTTCCTGGAGCATCATCGTTTCATGGCGCGCGAGCTGTATCGCGTGATGAAGCCCGGCGCCGTGATCTGCGATCACGTGAAGGACACGGTTTTCTATCAGAACAGCAGCGAGACAGGCGAGGGTGGCCTCTATCCTTTCTCTGATGAAGCTAGTCGCAACTATCGAACGGTCGGATTTTGCCTGCGTGCTCGCGTCACGGTTTGGCGTGATCCGGTACGAGAGATGCAAAAGACAAAGCACGAGCGGCTGCTGTATAAGAACATCCGTGAGAACAGTCGCGTCAGCGCAATGGGGATGCCTGAGTACATCTTGGTTATGCGTAAAGAATCGAAAGGCAAGAACGTTGGGGAGCCTGTCACCCATAGCCGTGAAGAATTCACGCTTGATCAGTGGCAGCAATGGGCCTCGCCTGTATGGATGGACACGATGCAAACCAAGGTGCTTAACGCCAGATTCAAGGCCGACAAAGATGAGAAGCACATCTGCCCAATGCCCTTGGATCTGATCGAGCGCTGCCTGACCCTCTACAGCAACCCGAACGACGTAGTGCTGGATCCGTTTAACGGCATCGGCAGCACTGGGTATCAGGCCGTGAAGATGGGCCGCCGATATGTGGGGATTGAACTGAAGCCTGAATACGCAAAGCAAGCGGCCAAGTTTATGGCCAGGGCCGAGGCTGAGGGTTCTAGCTCGCTGCTGGAGGTGACGGCATGACCGTAGACGACTGGTACGACAACGATCCAGAGCTCGACTGCGAGCACGACAAGCGCACCGTCATGCACCTGGTGACGGCCAAGCTCGAACGGCGGCTGGCCTACTGGCGGCAGCGCGAGCAGGAGGAGATCCTCAAGCGCTACCGGATGGTCACGTCGATCTGAGCGGTGGGTTGACCCGTTGCCTGTGGTATGCCATACTTCAGGCATCGGGACGCAC